ATATACGGAACTCCTACAATGTTACAAGCTAATTTTATTTTGCTCTCAACTCTTCCGGCAAGGTCTAACGACTGCAACGGCAAGTCTATTTTTAAATATCGCAACCCCTGATTGCTTGCCAAAATTCCGAAAAAGTCAGTACCGCGACTATTTAATTTTTGTTCGACTTTCTGTATTTCGGTGTTGCTTACGTTCTCTTGCCGCTCTTTACATACTATTCCCAACAACCCCAAATTTTTTGACACTTGAGCATCCCTCTGCAATATTTCGGCGATGTCGTCAATGTAAGACTTCAATAACGTTTTTAACGAATAACCCGTCAATACTAACTCGTCCGCTAATACATAGGCGAAGTTCTTTAAAATAAAGTCGTCCTCCTTACGCTGTACTCGCGGCTTCCGGTCAATGACAACCTCATTATTCTTCATATCCACTGCCAATACGCCGTATTCGTAAATTGACAAAAACGCTTTCTTGTAATTGACATTTAGATATGAAGCAATGCGTTCAACTTCCGGGTTATTGCTTTTTGAGTAAAAAACGATTTTCTTAATCCCGCTGAGTATTTCACGCATGAATAATAACTCAATACTCGAATGGTAACGCCGCCCGGAAACCTTTCCGAGAAAGTCCAAAACGGATAACTCCGACAAGCTGCCGCTGTCAGATATAGCTTTCTTACCCGTTTTTAAAGTTAATTCCAATGCCATTCGTTACTTTTATTTACTTTATATTTTTTGACGACAAATATACATTTTTATTTTTACAAACAATTTGTTTTTATAAAATTTCTTAAACCGCCTACGATAAACACCTCTTTATCTTTAAACGCTCCTTATTCCTCGCATACCAATCCCGATAATAATTCGGGTTTTTAGACATCCAAATTTTGCGTATCTCTTTCTTTGTCAACCCTGACGGTTTCCTGCCTCGTTTCATTTTATTTATATTTTAAAATTTGTAACGCCGTATTCATTACGTCGATATTGTCGTCGTGTTCACATTTCTCAGAAAAATCAAAGACCTGTTCAAAAAACGAATCACTCGACGGCGTATCATTGAATATGCACTCATTCGTAAAGAGTTCGTAATTCGCGGTTATCCGCTCAAATTTATTCCCGCTATTCGTATATGGCGATACCGCAAAACTCATACTGTCGCAATATTCAAAGAAGTCAATGCCAATTATACCGTTAGTCTCGACAAATACCTCCGCACCCGTTTCCTGCTGCCACCGGAATAATACTTCGGCAACCTCCCTTTTGCTGCCAACATTCACGGAAAAGTACCGCAGGAAATAATACTTACCGTTCTTCTTGCACGCCATACACGCCGCGAAGTAATCAGCACCTCGCAAGCTCGACGGGTCGGCAACGATTATCTTTTCACAGTCTTCAAAATCCGCCTCGTTAAGTCGCTGCCGCTGCATGTTTGAACTCGTGAATATCTTTCCGGTTATCCGCGAATAATTCCCCAAAATCTGTTGTTCATAACGCACCCGCTCGGGTGTGCCTGCCGGTGCATTCTCGCCCCTCCTCCGTATCTCTTCAAATTCCATTACCTGTGCCGGAGTCAAATATATGTTATCGGCGTACGAAGTTATCAATGTGTTGTTTTCGTTCTGCAAATCCGTGCCCCAGAAATTTTGCGTTGGATTGTGGTCGCAAACGATTTGTTTAGTTATCCCCAAAATCAATGTTTCATAAATTTCAGCAGGCAACCCGTCGCCCTCGTTTATCCACAGCCACTTCGCCTTCGTTCCCTTAGCCTCTTGAACCGTCGAGAATATCCGAAAACGAAAAAGCCCGCCAAACCAATGCACCCGATACTCGCCCTTTTTCTGCCTATACTCAGGCTCCACACCGAACACTTCCGAGAAATCATTCATTAACGTGCCGAGTGCCGAGTGGCTCGGCGCTGTCACCAATACATCTCCACCGCTTCCTTTTTCAAAATTGTGCGCAAACTTGTAAAAGATGGCGAAAGTCTTCCCGGAACGCCTACCTCCACGAAGGAATATTATCCGCTCCGAAGAGGTACGCTTAAAAAAGTTTAGGTATGTTTCAGAAATCTTCACATCGTTTATTTTATTATAAATCTTCGGCGACTTGCTTAACCTCAACAATTACTCGAGTATCAGGTGTCGCATACATTCCCGCATACTTCGCCGCAAACAACTTTACCAATTCAGGTTTGCAATTCTCTATTTTACCCGCCGCCGCCGCCATCGTGAAGTTTTCATAGTAAATCTTTAAACACTGTTTAGCAATCGCGCGTGCCTCCTCGAATTCAGGATGCTGCTTCGCCCAATCACAAAGCCTCGCTTCGACTACGCCGATACTGTCGGCAAAGGCTGTGAGGTTCTTCCCTTGCTTTGCAAATTCAACAATTTGTTGACAATATTCTTCTTTATACAAACTTTTCCGTGCCATAATTTAAAATTTTAGGACAAAGATATATCATTTTTCGACAATCTCCACCTTTTTTACAAAAAATTATAATTTTTGCGTTTTTCGGGTGTATATTCCTAATTTTTATAAACCTTTTAACAATTCAAGCACTACTATATATTTTAATGTTTCACGTAAAGTAGTAATTCATAGTAAATTAAATAGTTTCAATAAGTAATATATATATATTATCGATTGTTAAAATATACTCAAACATACTGATATATATATATTTATAAGACAATATATAAAATATATATTAAAAAGAGAAACCGCCTAAAGAGCTTATATAGAGGTTTTGCCTCAAAAAAAGTATATATTTATATAGTGATTGATTATCAACGACTTACAAAGTGTACTATATATATACTACACTTACATTAACTGTTCAAAATAGCCTTGAATTCGTCGAAATTATCGCAAAAATACGCTTCTATTTCATTGTCTTTCAATAATTTATGCCAAAACAATTGCTCTTTTGAAGCCACTCCGCCTCCAGGACGTTTGAATTCAATAAAATATATTCGATTCTTGCCGACAAAAAGTCTATCCGGAACGCCCTTATGTCCATTTTTCTCAATTTTCATTGAAACGTATCCATTTTCCCTTGCAAAGTGGACGCATTGTTTTTCTAAATCGGTCTCTGATTGTTTCATTTTTATAATTTTATTTTGAAGAAATTCTCAATAAAAAGTTTATAATCAATATTCTCAAACATTCCATCCCGTGAATTTATGAAATCTTGATAGGAGTTAAAAAAAATATTATGAACAAAGACTTCGTAAATATTATTGAATTTTCTCTTTAAATTGCTGTTTTCGGAACGGGAGCTCCAATACTTTTCACCCGCTCTAATCCACAACTTTAAAAATTTAGGATTTTCTAAAAAATCCTGTAATCCCTTATCTGCTTTTAACGGACAGCCTAAACAACCTAATCTCTTTGATACATTAAAATCACCATTTTCGTTATAATAAAGTTTGTGGCATTTAATATTTCTAATTTTTATAAAATCTTCAACATTTTCATCCGTCCAATTCAAAATAGGAAGGATTTGGGTTACATGATTTTTCTTACTTTTATAATTTCTACAAATAATAGGTTCTTTATATCTCTTTCTTCTTGCGATGCTTTCACTCCTTCTTATTCCTAATACAATCGTATCGAGTATTTTATATTCTTTCAAAATTTCACAACAAAATCTTGCACGGCGAGTTGGAAATCCTTTTTTCTCAATTATTTGAAACATCGTCATTTTAGGCTTTATAATTTCAACTCCTTTAGAGAGGCAGTGTGCTATCGTGCCTGGCGGGTCTATTGTTGTATTTTTATACATCGCCCGATAATTTAGTCGTGCCATTTTGCAAAGCTCTAAAATAACTTCGCTGTCCTTTCCGCCAGAAAAGCCAACTTCAACAACGATATCGTTAAAATTATTTAATAATTTTATAGAATCTTTTATTTTATCGTCTAAACTTTTATCGTCTAAGGTTCTAAATAAATTTTTCATTTTTAAAATATCGTGAGTTGATTTTTATAATTTTTAAATCGTTGTATTGATGCGTTAAAATATTCGGAATCAAGTTCAATTCCCACGAATGTAAAATTCTTATTATCTATTGTATTTGCTTTGTCTATCGCTATTGCTATACTTCCGCTTCCTAAATG